AGGTGGTGTTGATGGTTTCTTAGGTACATTATCAACAGGTTTCTTAGGTTGTTCTTTCACAACCTTCTTAACAGGATCAGAGACTTTCTTAGGTGTTTCAGTAGTCACTTTACCAGATGAGGTATCAATCGTAATAGTACCTTCTTCTTTAGCTCTATCTTTATCCAAGTTCTCAATAGTTACTACTGCACCTTTTCCATATAGCTTCTCAGCTTGTCTTCTCAACTCCTTTTCTTTCATAGCTTTCATTTCAGCCATAGCTTTCTGAGCTAAGTATTGACCAGCACTCATTCCAGTTCCATCACTTGAAACATATGAAGTCTTAACTCCATTAACTTCAACTTCATGTACTTGAACTCCTTTAGGAAGTCCATTATTAGATTCTTCAACTACTTCAGTATCAGATTCTTCTTTCTTATCCTTTGATGATTGTGGAACGATATTTCCATTAACTACTTTGAGATTATCATAATCTGCATCATCATCTTCTACTGATTGCGGAACGATACATCTCTCTCTAGGTTTATCGTCTTCTTCATCTTCATCAACTTCTATAGCTGGTTCATCGGCAACAATATCATCTACATAGTCTTCTTCCCATGGTAATGGTTCATCACAATCTGTATTATTAGCACCATCTGGAATATCCTCACCACGCATCATAGCCATCATCAAATCTCCTGCATTGAACTTGATATCATCTACTCCAGCCATCATTGCTTCATACAACTCTTCATCAGACATATCAGACTCATCATCATCTTCGTCTTCATCAGATTCGTCATCATCTTCCACTATTTGCTGATATCTTTCAAGTGCCTTATGTTCTGACTTTGAACGAGCTTCGGTATCGTTGAAATCATAAATCACCTGTTTAGATGCTGAATCTAAACGATCTTTCAATTCACATAACCTATCACTTCCAGGTACATTATCTGATTCTTCGTCAGAGTCATCTTCATCATCTGAGTTATCGAAGTCCTTCATATCTACTCCAGAATTATCATAGTCATCATCTTCATCATCAGCATATGGATCTGGAACATCAAATAACTCATATAAGTTATCTTCTTCTGTTACATCACCATCTGCTAACATTTGCTGATATCTTTCAAGTGCCATATACTCGAACTTTGAACGACTTTCAATGTCTTTACACTTGTCATACTTCTTAAGTTCAAATGCTGACAATAAGCAATTCTTCAATTCACATAGTCTATTGCTTCCAGGCACTTTATTTGTTATAGCTTCAATAAGTTTACCTTTATAACTGTCTGTATTCATTTCCACATTCTCCTCATCAATAACTTTGTTATCAACTTGAGATTCTTCAACTACTTTAGGTTCTACTACTTCTTCTACTACTTCCACTGATTGAGGTTCTTCAATTACTGGTTTCTCAAGCTTTCTAGGTGGGTAATATGTTAAGTGTGGTACTCTACCTTCTTTAGTAGCTAAATCAATCTCATCATACTTCTCAATGATCTCTTCAATAGTATCATCTTTGATATATTCCTCAGCCATCTTAATGACTTCTTCGGAATTTTCTTTATCATCAATGATCTTCTTAAGATCTCTCTGTCTCTCTCTGTTGATAATCAATAACTTCTCTCTCCAATATCTATCATTATGTCTATTACTGATAATATCAGATGGATCATAGTTATCTCTATCAAACACCTTATACATATCATCTGGTGTTAACTTTGCTTTCTTCTTTGACTGCTCATAGATCTTTGACATAGATACAATAGTATCATCATCAACATCTTTTGAGTTTAGAACAGCATCAGCATTTGCTGTAAAGACATTATTATGGGATACTGGAATATCGTCATCATCATCCTCATCATCTTCGTCATCATCGTCATCAGACTCATTCAATTCTGGATATCCTTCGGCTGCTGATTTAACTCTATCAGAAACACTATAACCGAAGTAATCGTCTCCATCATCAATGTCTTCTTGATCCTTTCCAGCATATACACAATCATTGTAGAATCTAGGCTTAGTTAGATTACCATTAATCTCAACAGAATCACCCATACCAAATGATACGATATTACCATCATCAGTAAAATATGTGTTGAAATTATTTCCATCAAATGAATCCATTAATAACTCACAAGCTGAATCATAACCTCTACCATCTGGACCAACTACTTCATTAAGATGTTCATTCTTATTGAATGAATTTACTTTACTAAATGCACTGATCTCATCAAAGTCTGTAAATACTTTGTATTGAGTAATCTCATCATTCATCATTGTGTAAACATCATCAAATCCATATTTGATTCTTTCACTCTCTAAGAAATCATCTGGAATATCTTCACTAACTAAAGTACTCCAATCGAGATTATTGATATCTACAGCAATATCATCAAGATTATTAAATTTATATCCTAATGAATTATTCTTAATGAAATCAGGATGTCTTAATTCACTATCTGGACTATTCAAAATTCCCTCCACATAAAATAGATTACATAACTCAAGTTTCTTGAGTAATACGTGCTCACCCTTAGCTAATGCTTCATCAAGTGTCTCACCTTCATCATTAGCATAACCATAGATGATATCTCCATCACCTGTTTCAAAGAGTGCTTGATACTTATACTCGTCCTCATCAATTTCTGCTACTTCCATGATAAGATCTTCATAGAATCCTTCACCATAAGCAACATGGTCATATCTCTCTAAGAACTCATCTCTTTGCATAGCTTCTTCTTCTTTAGGTGTAGCATACTTACGATTACGGATTATTGGAACCCAACGTCTACGTTCTGCATACTTTATATCTTCACCTAATTTATATAAGACAGTATCATATCTCATATAGAACCAATATCCATCTGTGTAATACTCTGGAACTTTCTTTGGCTTAGGTTTGCTGAATGAAATATTAAACTTCTCATTCTCATTAGGTCTTGCATCATTATTAGTACTCATAATCTTCTTTCCTCCAAATTATAAAATTTATTAAGCATGAATATATCACAATACTCTTAAATAGTATATATTTATGCATAATTATTAGATTAACACCTATATACATTAATAGAGAACAAGATAAATCAGATATCTTGTTCTCTATATTTATATAAACACCTATGCTACGTTACTTGTAGAATTATCAACTTCTACATGATCTGGATTATCCATACCTTCTACTTCTAGGTATTGATATTTAATACTGAGAATCTTAAAATCTTCTTCAGTTAAATTACTAGATTGCTCAATCTTTTCTTCAATCTTACCCTTCATAGAATCATCCATATAATCATAGTATTCTTGAATAAACTTAGCGTAATTTCCATAGGTTAATTGTAATGGGATAATAAGCTTATTATCACCTTCAGAGTGTGCTAACTTATGTAATGTCCTAGATAATGGTACTAAACAGACCATATTCTTATAATGACACTCCATAACTTCATCAGATATATCAAACACATTTAGTTCTCTTCCTTCATCTAAGTGCTTATTAATGATTATAGAAGTTATATCTTCTAATGTGAATATATCATGATGAATTTCTACTTTAACCTTCTTCTCATCACCTGATAAATTTGGGAAGAATGCACACTTTGACAAATCCATATTCTCTTTAAGATATGCTATATAGTCTTTATATTCCTGAGATGATCTAATCATTCTCTTACACTGTTCTAGGAACTTTCTCTGATCCTTAGGTGTAGAATAGAAGACTGTATAATCCATTTTACTTGGGGCTGATATTTTTAATGTCTCTATAAGTGATTTAGACAAAAAAGAAACACCACCTTTCATAATATTCTATTAATGTGGTGTTTCTTTGGATATTGATTATAATTCTTTGATGATATCGTTATATGATGCAATATACATCTTGATCTCATCAACACTATAATCTGGTGGATCATCAATATATTTCTCATCATCTAATATTAGTGATGATCTACCTGTTGAGAATGATGTTATTGAAGGATATGCTAATTTATTCAATATCTCCAACACACTATCATCAAATAATCCAAGATCAATATACTTATATTTCATCTCTTCTCCAACTAGACCATTATCAGCTCTTTCTGCAACCACTTGATACTCACTGGCTGTACATAAAACATCTACGAGAACCAATTTTCCATCTTTAGTATATGATGAAAATCCATATGTATCTAACTCACAAGATTTGTTATTATTAAGATAATACACATAATCCATCTTACTCATCTCTGTTTTTACATATAAGAAGTTATTCATTTTTCTCTTAGCTTTAAACTGCTTACAATACTTCTTATTAGTGGTAAATGCATATAGTCTAGTCTCAAGATGATCGTATATCCCAGACTTTAATTCTGTCTCAATAAAATCATCCATAATATAAAACTTATAAACTGTCAAACTACAATCACTCTCCTATCTCTTTATCTTATTATACATGAACCAATATGTATCAATATATATCCCAATCGTATTTGGTGGTAATTTAGTCTCTATTAATTCATGCGTAGCAGAATATTCATCTAAGCAATTTGGAATGAATTTGTATATTACATCCTGATACTTAGATTTGAATACTTCAATCTCATCATTGTTGATAATATTGAATATCTGTGGATCTCTTATAAAGCCATAATACCTATCAGTACAACCAATGTACTCTTCATCAGTAATGGGTAACATAATAGCATTATTCATATCTGATAATTCCATTAGCTGTAATTCTACTGAAGGATATGAAGAATTTAAATCTGAATATAGTTGATCACTATATTCAGTCTTCACGTATTTAAAATACTTCATATTTCTCCATCTCTTAAATGCTTTAGCTAAATCCTTATCTGTAGTCCATGCATAAACACAAGCTACATATGGTTTTCTATAACTTCTTGTTACTCGCAAACTTTGCAAGAACCAACTACTGAACTTATCGAGTTGCATATAAAATAGATGAATTTTCATTTAAACACCTCCATCATCTTTTTTATATTGAATACATCTTTAAACACCCACAACATGAATATATACTCATCAATACTAGCATTGAACTTCTTTATGTCATAATTATATTCTGACATTCCATATGATAAATTATATGATAATATATCCACATCATCATCATAATAGATATATTCATAATCATTCATAATGCTTATAGTTGTTAATAGGAATTTATCAAGCATCTCTTTATGTTTATACTTAAATGCAGATATTCCTCTAATATATAACATACGCTCACGAGATATCATCTCTAATACATCATATGGTGAAGCAATGAAATCGTATTCACCTCCACTCATAACGACTTTGATAGTACGTTTAGTCTTACTCGATATTTTGAATAAGGCTAGTTCTTGATATTTCAAATTATATGGATCTAATGATTCGATAATCTCATCACAATTATCTTTAAAAAGACTATAGTCAAATACATATTTATTTATGTTATCCATATTCCTAGTCTTTTCATACATCTTAGCAAGTTTACTGTCATATGTATATCCTATAACATATTCACCTAGGCTCTGTTTACCTACTACTAAATTCTGAGAAGATAATGATTCATGGTATGTATACATATAACACATTGGACTATCATCAGTTATTGTATAGATATACAACTCCTTCTTCTTCATTTATAAAACTCCTCCTGTTATAATTATTCTATCCAATATTATATAATATTGGTGAAAATAAATTGACAAATATATTGAATGTATTAATTTCTGCATTATCTAGGTATGTCATATATTGTACACTACCATCATCTAATGATTTATAAATTTCAATATAATTGAATTTATCTAATACTTCAAAATGTTTGTCTTTCAACAACCTATAATCAAAATCAAATACTTTCTTCCAGATATCCTCTTGTAAGAATATTATAGAATTATCTTCTACAGCTAAGTATTCTGATTTAGTCATAGGTGTAATTATCTCATGTACTTCATAATCACCACAGAATAATTTGTATGATCCGATTGCTTGTTTATCAAACTCATACATGAAGTTATTGTATTCAGATCTGTTCATTTTAACCTTTTCGACCTTAACACAATCACTCCTACGTATCTTGATAAATTCTTTCATAACATCTTTATCTGTAGTGAATCCATACAACCAATAATCTTCAATTTCATACTCTGAATGAACTTGAAGTGGTAACATATCATATATATCTGCTTTGACATATATCATATATACCTTATAATCATTTGTCTTCAATCTTCTTTCTCTCCTTAGATAATTTTTTAGAAATCTTATATAGTTTCTTTCCCTCCTTTTTAGAAACTTCTAAGAAAAATGGTAATGATTCCATTACCTTGATGATATCAATGAGATCTTCCGTATTTGACAAATCCATTTTCTTGATATTCATCTCCATGATATCCTTTTCTCTCTTATTCTTACTAACCTTCATAAACAATCTCCTTTACTATATTGGTCTTCAGATACTTAAAAATAATATACAACCGAGTTATATAAGTGGGCAAATTTGAGTTGATTACATCTTCTCTCTTATTTATATAAAA